GATGACAGAAGACGAAGAAGATTACAAAGTAATATACATAAATAAATACGCAAATTGGATGCGTTTTAAAATAAGCACACAAACACAAGCCATTATTAAAGGATGGAAATTGGAAGGGCGTATAATTCAATGAATGTGGAGTATGTAACGAATAATGATATTGATGAAATTGTTAGCTTCGGTGAGCAATGTTTTAGAAATATGAAATTAGATAAATTAGGATTAAATTATTGTAAAAAAAGCCATACTCAAAACATGAAAAGGTATATTAATACGGACACCTATGTCAGTATTAAATGCATGAAAGATCAGTCTATTATTGGTTTTTTATCAGCTTATGCGTCACCGCAGATATTTAACAATGATCGTGGCATCATGAATGTTTTTACAATACAGGCCAAACCCGGACTGCCAAGCATAACTAAGGGACGTGTTGTAAATGCATTAAGGGTATTTATTGAAGATATATGTAAAAAAGTAGGAATACAATTAATTAATTTTCAGGCAATGATTAGTAATGATTTATCTAAATATTTAGAAAAACATAACTATAAAAAAGGCGATATTTTGTTATATAAGGAGGTAATTTAATATGGGAGCATTAGCACCAATAGGTATGGAGATAGGTAAACAGGCAGCGTTAGGCGTTGGATCGTCAATGTTAGCGAGTGAAGCAAATAAGGCACTTGGACAAACGCAAAAGTCAGGAATACAATCCGGAATGATTTCACCGGCCTTAACTAATTATTTAGGGAAATCCTTAGCGCAACTTGAAGAAGAAAAGAGACGTAAACAAATGTTAGATAGTAGAAGTTTAAATTATAATCCTAATAAATTTGGAGGGTATGCATAATGGGTGGTAAATCAGAAGAAAGAAAAATAAGTGAATCACAACTTGCAGCACAAAAAGAAATGGCAGATGTGCAACTAGCGCAACAATTAGCACAACTTAGAGGGCAACAGCTAGGCCAAGAAGAAGCACTTCAAAGAGCGCAAGATATTTACGGTCAAGCCAGTGGCCGATTTGGGACATTGCAACAGGCGGATATACCAGAGCTTACAGGAACGCCAGAAGCCATTACACGATTGCAAGGCTTAATACGTGAAAGAGCTTTACCAGAGCAACAACAAGCATTAAGTAGAACTAAACTAGCACAACAACAGGCAGGAGTTAGAGGCTTAGAAGCTGCATTAATGGCGCAACAACAAGCTACCAGAATGGGAACTGATTTAGCGAGAGCAGCGGAAGAAGTAGCATTAAAACAAGCATTATCTGATCGTGGATTAAGACAACAAGAAGCATTAAGACGCCAACAGTCGGCAGAGGAATTCCAAAAACAACAGGCTTTAACTGGATTAGGTCAAACTTTAACACCAGTTCAAAAAGTGGTTGGTGAATCAGCATTAGAAGCTAAACAGAAAAAAAGAATTGAAGAACTAGAAAAACAAAATACTCTACAAGCACAATTAGCAGCAACGAGACAATTCCAAAGACAGAAAATAGGGTTTTAATATGAATCAACAAATAAGAAATAAAGTTAATTTATCAAAAATAGAGCCAAGGCCAAGTAATAACAATATCCTTGCACAATTTTTAGGTGGTATAGGTAGTATTGGCCAAGGTGTAGGAGAAGCCATAGGACAAGCGGGAACTGGAATTGCCGGGGGTATCGGTCAAGGGGTGGAGCTTATAGGCCAAGGCATAGGCGAAATGAATAAATCGCCAGAAGGTAGACTTGCATTGCGTGAATTGGTGGGTGCAGCACTTAGAGGCGTAGGGCAAGAAGATTTAGGCGTTGGGGTTCAACAATTCGCACAGCGTGTTTATCAACCAGAAACACAACGAGCATTGTTTGAAACGCAACAACGAGCAGAAACTAAAAAAGCAGAAAGAAAAGCAGCAGCGGAAGCAGAAAAAGCAGAAAAAAGAGCTAAAGAACAAATTACAAAACTAGAAGATGATTACAGAAAAGAATATAACACAAAAAAGATAGTAAAAGACTCAAAAGAAATTGATTCTGCAATATCAAGAATGGACAACGTTTGGAATAAATATCAAAGCAATCCAAATCCAAACAGTAAAAACGCACTAGATCAAGCACTTGTTATTACATTTAATAAAATGTTAGACCCGGGTTCAGTAGTCAGAGAATCAGAGTTTGCACGAACGCCGCAAGGCCAAAGTTTATTTTCTAGAATACAAGGAGCTTCAGAAAAACTAGCTGAAGGTGGTGTGGGGCTTACGGATGCAGAAAGAGATGAAATTATTGTTGTTGCTAAACAATTACAAGAAGGCCAAATGATTGAACTTGAAAAAGAAAAAGAAATTTACAAAGAGTTAGCACAAAGGCGAGGGCTAAATATTGATAATATAGTTGGCAAAAATAAAATTAAGCCTGCGGCCCCAAAAGTCTATGATCCACAAACAGGGGAATTTAAATAATGGCAATACAAGTACAAGTAGGTGATCAGTTACTAGAGTTTCCAGAAACTATGACAGAAGACGAAATAAAACAAGTCTTGCGTAAACAATTTCCAAAACAACCAGAACCAGTACAACAAGTACAAGCACAAACAGAACCAACATTAATTGAAAAGATACGTGGCATATCACCCTTAGAAGTTATAAAAGAAACGCCAAAACAAGTGGCTTCGGACATAGCAAGATTAGCACCGATTGCAGCAGGATTTGTACCAGGGTTAGGTTTAGCTGCACAATCTGGAATTACTGGAACCAGTCGAGTTATTGAAGGTTTGGCTGAGGGAGAAAGATTACCACAAGCTTTAAAATCAGGGGCTATAGCAGCCGGAACTGAATCAGCAATAGGAAAAGCCTTAAAGCTAGGTAAGCCAGCATTAAAACAGATAGCTAAATTTGCTACACGTGCAGAAAAAGGCGTTATAGATGAAGCAATTAAAAAGCCAATATTAACTAAGATTGATCCTAAAACAAATATAGATACTTCTAATCAAATTAAAACATCGCTTGCAATACTCAACAGAAAAAAATCACGTATATATGACAGGGCATTAACCAAAGTAAGCGAAGATGCAAAAAAGCAAGTAACAGATACAAGTAACATAAGTAAAATAATAAAAGATTATGATTATAATAAAGCAGGTATACGTGACTTGTTATCAGTAACTAGAGCTAAAACAAAAAAGTATAATCAAAATGCAGTTGATAAATTTATTGCAGGTAAAGAACTTACTTTTGATGAAGCTAAAAGTGTAAACTCTGTTTTAGCTGACGTGTTACGAAGCACTAATATTGAACCGATTGATAAAATAACAATAGGGAAACTGAAAGACGGTTTATATAAATCTATGGAGGTTTATCCGGGATTCGAAGAACTAAATAAAAAGTATGCAAAACAAACTAACCTTGTTAAAGATATTGAAAAAAATCTAGGTAAAGATATTAGCGAAACTAAAGTAAACACACTAACAAATGACGTAATTAAAAGACTAAAAGAAAAGCGACAAACTAAAAGCAGAACTATGGATTTGCTTAAAGACTTAGACAAAGAAGTAAAGGCCAAGGGTAATCGTAGTGTAGTTAATCAAATAGAAGCTAACGCATTGCAAGATTCACTCAGTCAATCTATAGGTAAAAAATCAGGGCTTATAGATAAAATTCTTCCTTATGGACTAGCCGGTAGTGCGCTAGTAGCGCCAGAGGTTGCATTACCACTAGCAGGTGCAAAATTTGGACAAATGGCTATACAGAGCGGGCCAGTTGCTAGAGCAGCATTAAAAGCTGCACAAGAAGGCGTGCAAGTTCCGCAAGTAGTACCAAGACTAGCAGCTAAAGTGCCAGCACTAGCAGTTACCCCAATAGAAAGACAAGAAAGCGGAGGCATAGCCCCAAGATCATTACAACAAATTAAAAAGGAGCGTGGACTATAATGGCAGTACCAAGTGCAAGTGATTTCAATAAATGGAGTGGAACCAAGTTCACAAATACAGACTGGGATCAGAACATAGACAAAACAGTAGAAATATTAGCTAATGGCAATTATGACCTTAACGTGGCACAAGTAACAGCTACAAGTTACGTTGGCATACCCTCCGATCAATTTTCGACAATAACAGCAGGTGAAAACCTTACAGCAGGTGATGTTGTGAGAATTATTGGTGGACAAGCGTATAAAGCAGACAATTCAACAAGTGCCGGTATTACAGCGGTTGTGGGCGTTTGTAATACCACTGTATCAAGCGGTGGAACGGTTAAAATTGACTATGGGTTTTATAATTCGTTTAGTTCATTAACAGCCGGTACCATATATTACATAGGAACAAGTGGATCGATAACAGCAACCAAACCAAGTTTATACCCTGTAGAGATTGGCCGAGCAGTCAGCGCAACAAGAATAAACCTTAATTTTCGCGAAGATGATAAACCTACTGGAACTATTATTAGTACAGCTTTAACATCAGCCCCTAAAGGGTATATTGAATGCGACGGTTCAGCAGTTAGTAGAACGACACACGCACGTTTATTTGGGGAATTAGGCGTTATATATGGTAATGGTGATGGAAGTACCACGTTTAATTTACCTGATTACAGAGGCCGATTTTTAAGAGGTTTTGATAACACAGCAGGAACAGACCCGGACGCAGCGTCACGTACAGATCGAGGGGATGGCACGACAGGCGATGCGGTAGGGACTAAACAATCCGATGCATTTCAAGGACATCACCATAAATTTTATTCAGCAGCAGATTTGACAAGAGCCAACCCCGGTGGAGGCGGTGATAGTGCAGAAATGCGAGAAGCTGCTAGTGCTACGGTTGCAAGCGGTAACGATTATGTACAACACGCTACAACAGATTCAACGTTTGGAACAGCACGGATCACAAGTGAAACAAGACCAAAAAACATTAATGTTATGTATTGTATAAAGCTATAAAATGGAACTATTAGAACTCATCCCTGCATTATTAGAAATCATGAAAAGTCCTAACGGTCAGGCATATGTTTTTGTTATACTATATGCAGGAATGGGTTTCTATGTGTATAAAATGACCACACAATTAAACAATTTTAAAAAAACAATGTCAGAATATAGAGATCATACAGACGAACAATTTAAAGAAGTTCGAGATGAGCTTAACGACATGAAAAAACTGCTATATAAAATGGCCGGTAAACTCGAAGTCGAAGCATGATAAAAGTACACTTTCACAAAAAAGAATACAAATGGTGGAATATACTAAAATACACAACAAGCATAATCAAAATATTCTCAAATGATATTTATTATCATGTTAGTTTTGAGATAGATAAAAAGTATTATGAATCAGAATTTTTTAGTGGTGTAGCGCGATATGCTAACCCAAGAAATGACATTGCTTACACATTACAATTACATTTAGATAAAAAGATTATTAAAAAAATTGTTGATGAATTTGAGTCAATGCTTGGTAAAAAATATGACTTCTTTGGTGTTATATTTGGATTTTTTGGCCAAAAAGTGCATGAATCAGATAAATATTTTTGTTCCGAATTGTTTTTACCAATTTTAAAACACGCTTACGCAATTACAAAAAATGACTTAAAAACAAATTTAAGCCCTAAAGATGTCCGTATGTTTTGCCTTGCATTAACAAAAAATGCAAAGTAAAAACCAAAGTTTGGTAGAAACTACAATGCAAGTTGTATCTGATACTGCAATCAACGTATTTATTGCTGCTCCTTTGGCATATTTCTTTTATGGTGTTAAAAGTAAAGTCATAATTGAACTAATAATCATTATGACATTAATTAATTTTGGAAAAAGTTATGTCATTAGAAGATACTACAACAATAAAAAAAACAAACGTCACAAATTTAAAAAAGCAATGCGATCAGCTAAACGAAAAAATTACAAATATACAGGATATCACCAAAAATCGCTGGGATAACATCGACAAGGTTATTGATATATTCAAGACCGGTATTTTGTTATTAATTTTTTTAAATTTAACTATTCTATTTTTTGTTGTTTTTTTATAGTTTCTAAATCATCATAAAAGTTGTTAGAATCGCCAATGTAAACAATAAATCCTTCATCCTTTTTAGGTACGATTTTTTTATATACTAAAGCTATTTTTACATCACGATCATTGAAACCATACTTTTTTTGCAAAATATCCTGTAATGGTTTTATTGGATTATCCCAATCGGATAATTTATTTGAAAAATTAAAAATAAAAATTATATAATAAGATTTGATAAGATTTATTTTTTCATTTGGCAGGGTATACAACAGCGTTTTTTCGTATGAGTCATAATTTTTCGTTTTATATCTTCTACCCTGCCATACCTCATTAACACTTAATAATTTAATTTTTTTTTCAATCTTGTGCATAATTAAAAAATCTCATTTGCCATGTATCGCAGAGCAAACAGTTGGCGTGATGCGATTGTATTACTAATCGAAAAATGAAATCTATCATTATTAACTTTTTCGATAGAATCCTGATCTAAAAGATATTTGTGTTTTAATTTATTAAATTGATGTTTTATGTCATCAAGAACTGTAAAGTCTGTTAGAGCAATAATTTTTTTTTCACAATCTAACCTTCTTTTTTGATGATCTGTTAATCCTTGTTCAATATCAGTTAGCAATAAATCGTGTTTAGTACTTACAATACATATATCAACATATTGTTTTAAGTTTTCACGATATTCTTGGTATTTTTTTTCACCTAAATTTTGTTTTAGACATGCATTTTTCAAGTGTAAATAACCGTTATTAAGTATCTTCATTTCAGACTTCCTCCAATAATTTCTTTAATGGATTAACCCCATTCAACACATTCTTTTTAGCCTCAATATATACCGTATTAGAGCCTTCAATCTGTTTAATATTATGCTTATTAGGACTTTCTAAAAGCTCGATCTTATTATTTCTCAAGTCTTTATATAATTCTTTAGCTTCCTTTTCAATAAACACCCAATGTTCAGCTAGACAATCCTCACACCGTTGCTTCCCAATAATCTGCTTAATGGTATAAACATCATCATCAATGGGATTCCAATCATAATGGTTTCTTGATTGCTTTCTAAAACGCTCTAAAAACTCATTTACTAGGGCATCTGGTATATCGTTTACATAATCAATAATATTTTTTAATCTTGGGGCAAATTCCGATGTCTCAGCGTGTTTATTTAATGCTTCATTAAGCAATTTTAAATCAATATGCCTTTCGATAATTGCTTCAGCCAATGCTTTTATTTGTATTTGTTTGTTTTCTTGTCCTACTAGGGCATATGCTTTTAGTATCATTGCGGTCACTGTTTTTTCGTAGTTATTCATTAAATTAAATCCTTTAGATAGTGGATGATGTATAGTTTTGGGGATATGGTAACAAAAAGTAACTTGCTAAGATTATAAATGAAAGGGATTAGTGCTATTAATGATAGCAATACAGTGTAAGCAATGGCTTCCGGTTCTTCATTGTTTTTTATAAAAAGTATTATCGTGCCAACAAATAATAATAGACATACAAGGCTAATAATTGTCAAAACGCTATATTTAAACATCCCCCATCTAATAATCTCCTCTAGAATAGCTGGTAGTTCAGCATTTGCGGTATCAATAACCGTCTTTAATCCCTCCAATATTTGATTTAAATTTTCGTTTAATAATTCTTTATTCATGCAGACACCCCTAGCATATATATAATTGGTAAACCATATACAAGAATTACTTGATCAGTTGCAAGTGCAACACTATATATAATTAATGACACTGTTGCCATAATAAAAATTCGTTTATTCATCATTTATTTTCCTCCAATCAATTCTTCATAAATATTTCTCAAGTTATCTTCTTGCGAAACGTTAGGCTTTGATTTGTATTTACCTTCAACAATTTTAAGCCAGTTATTAGGGCTACAGAATACCCAGTCGAAGTCGGCCTTCCAGTCTTTGTTGTTCGTTCCCAGCAAAAACGGAGATTCTTGTATGCAATTGTATATTTCTTGTAGATCAAACCCATCTTCACGTTGACGCGCATTAATCCCACTTATGCGTTTAATTGTTAGCTGTCTAATTTCTGATAACCCATTACTTTTGGCAAATGCATTCCAAGATTCGAGAATTAAGTCATAGTGATTTGACTTCTTTTCGACAATAGTATTTATACTATTATCTTCTCTTTCTTTCTTATATCTTTCTTTCTTATATTCTTTAGTTGTGTGCGTGTGTTGTTCGCAACCTGTTCGTTTGTTGTTCGTTTGTTGTTCGATAGGCTGTTCGTTTGTTGTTCTATCTGTTGTTCTCATGGATGTTATTTCATCGTAATTTTGTATTGAAACTATGGTAAATTTTGTTGTGCTTTCTGTTGTGACTAACTTGTGCTTATCCCTGAGACGGTATAGTGCTTTTGTTGTGACCGAACCGTCCCGTTGTTGTGCGTCAGACCATGACTTTCTGCTAAATAAAACTTGCCCTCTTTTAAGCTGATATTGTATTCCATGAATCATTGATGGTGTTTCTGCGTCATTAACCCTAGCCTTTAGTAGTAATCGTATAAAAAGCTCTCTGGCGATTACGTCAGAACCAAACCAATCGTCGATATCTTGTGGTATAGGAACCTTCCACATCATACAACCTCTGGGATATATCTTTTTAGCTTGTCTGAGTTAATTATATACCAATTCTTAGGGGGTGAGCCTCGACGCTCAGTCTCTAGCATCTCAAGATCGTACAAGCGTTTTTTAATCGGTAGTTGTTGCGTTCTAGATAACCCAGTATTTTGAAACATTTGATCGGCAGTAACTAAAAACCAGTCTTTATTAGCATATAAAAATTCACTGATCATAAAACTCATAAATAAAGCCTCTTTTGCGTTAAGTGTGGGCAGTAAACTCGTAAAAAATATAATGTGTCTTTGTTTGTTCATAGGAACTCCTTAATATTAGAATTTCACTATTATTGGTAGTGAATTTGTTTATATTAGTATTATATGTGTATATGTATTTCGTGTCAACAAAAAAAAAGGCCACATAAAATATATGTAGCCTCTAAACAAATTCAATAATAATTATACATGATTCCTAAACTTAAAAGCAAGTTATAGGCCATACGGAGTGTGTGGTGTATAGCCTATAATCTGATTCGATCAATTATATTATAGCATATAAGGGGTTGAGGCACATAGATTCCCAACAATGCGCCCCAAAATGTGTTTCAGTCATATGTGACTATGAGATTACTATTTTATTATAACATTATTTTAGAAAAAGAACATTATTTTTATTTATTTTGATGTAACCATTTCTAATTAGCTCACGAATACATTTTTGCCATTTCTTTTCGTCTTTTATGGTTGTTGGATTAACAGGGAAATCAAGGGATTGGCGTGAATATAGATAACAATAAACCCCTTTTGCCTCATAACTAATTTCTGGATCAATTAATACGGTTGTAGGTAGATTAACTGTTTTCATTTTTGACTTGCGGTACAAAATCAACTTTATTAATCAAAAAGTTATTGGTGTATACGGCTACGCCCTGTTTTTCATATTTATGATTCTGAAGTGTTGCTTGAATGGCTATGGGCATATCTTTTTTAAAGTATTCTTGGATAAACATCGCGGTCTTGCCCCATGCTGTCATGTCGAAAAAGTCACTGATACGCCGTCCTTGTTCGTCTTTCCGATTGCTGGGTACTCTAACGGTTAATCGTACCATAGCATCGCCTTTTTCAGTCATTCGATACTCAGTGTCTTTTGATATAATTCCTATTAATATAAAATTTTGCATTTTTTATTCTCCTTTTATTTAACGTTCAAATTATGTTTTTCAACAAGTTTGCATCCATTTATTTCAAGCCCATTTTTTAATGCGGTCTTTATTGCGGTTTTGTTAGGTGTAACGTTGGTTTTGGTTGTGATGTAATCTTCTGATAGCTCTTTAATCTTATCTTCATCAACTTCGACAACGGTTGATTTTCTGGTTTTGAAATTAAGAAGATCGGATTTAAATTCACCGTATAGATTAATTAAGCCAATAATCGAACGTGATAGTAATTCTATTTTTGTTTTATTGCGTTTTTTGAGTGTTTGTAACCGTTTAATTTCTTCATCAATTTGGCCGTTTTCATATTGAAGATTGTTAATATAGTGGTAATAATTTGTGGCGGTATCGTCTCGTTTCTCAACATTAATTGCCAATAATTCCTCAGCGTGTTCAGATACAATTCCATCATCATCAATGATATCATTGAGAATAGTTTCGTATTCAGCTTTAATTTTCCATAATGACATTTTATATTCTCCTTTCAACTTTTAAATTGCCAAAGGCAATAACTTCTGAATCGTCATTGGCAATAACTTCTGAATTGTCATAGGCCCTAACTTCTGAATTGTTATAGGCCCTAACTCTTGAATTGTCATAGGAAGTAACTATTGAATTGCCATAGGAAGTAACTTTTGAATCGCCATAGGCACCAACTTTTGAATTGCCAAAGGCAATAACTTCTGAATCGTCATTGGCAATAACTTCTGAATTGCCAAAGGCAATAACTTTTGAATTGCCAAAGGCAATAACTTTTGAATTGCCATACACATAAAAGATACCTGCCTCAAGAATTGCATAGCCATCTAAATCAATCTCATAACCCGTTACTGGCTTTGTTTTGCGTATGTCGTAGTATATTTCTTGCATTTTTATTTCTCCTTTTATTTTTGAAAAATCCACTAAACAAAACTCTAAATGGATTTCTGTATATATAATCCATTAAATCCTCAAGTGGCTCTGGCTCTCTTGTTTGCTTTTGTTTTACAGTATCTGTTTTTATTTTTTTAGGGGCCTGAATTTTTTTATTTGTATATGCGGAGTATATTTGGCCTTGATAACAGGGTATAGATATTATTTTATTCATCATTTTAATTTCCTTAAATTTTTATTTGTTATGTTTAATCGGGCCACGCTTGGGATGTTTCCATTAATGGTAAGATTGTTGATGTCGTCTATGGATGTGGTCTCGTTAGTCCGGGGATTGGTATATGACGACGCTTTTTTGAGGGCTTCACGCTTTTCATCGCTGGTCATATTGGCGCAATACTCATGGATTTGATTCATAACAATTTTAATCGCATTAGTCTCAACATCGTTTACTGGCATTTCAGCCTTGTATTGTGGCTTTTGTTGTGTAGGTTGTTGTTGATTAATAGCGCTCAATACTTCGTCCGCACTGGCAATGCTTGAGTTAATTCCAATACCATAGTTACCAAGACATCGTCCAACTGCGGAGGTTTCACAATTCTCAATGTAGGAATTATTGTTAATATTATTACTGCCCTCCTTTTCATAGGCGTGGCCAGTAGAAACGATCTTATCATTAAGCATTAATGTTGCCTTCATGACACACACGCCATTTTCGTTAGAAATTATCTCAGTTAGTAATTGAGCATTTTCGTAATTTTCTCTTAAATGTGTAACTCGCTCGTGAACTTCCACATAATCTTTTCCTTTAATCTTAATTGTTTTCATTTTTCCATTACCTCCAATATTTTCTTTGCCAATGCTATAGCCTCGTCTTTGCGTAATACCGACGTATACATATACACGTCCTGATTATCAATGATTCGAGCAATAAGCTCATCATGTGATGTTTTTATTTCTGCTTCTTGCATTAGAACAACTCCTCAGCATCTTTATCTGTATAAGGCATATTAGAGATAATTGATTGCCCTAGATTAATATTTGCTATTGTTTGTTTGCCTTGATGGAATATATACACGCTACCGTATCCATTGCACTCACACACGCTCTCATCATTTAATTCGATATCTAATGCATTTAATAATTTAGTTAACATGTTAGACCTCACAACTCCAGACTGCATCCCATTCGCAACCGTCTAATTCTACTGGTTCGCAATCTGCACCCTTACACACCTGGCACACTTCCTCGTAATATGTTGGCATTTCGAATCTATCCATTTTTATTTGCTCCTTTGTTTTTTGTATATTTAAATATTACAATGTCTTACAATGTATGTCAACAATTATTTTAATTTTTCTTTATTATTTTCCAGAAATTCTTTGACGGCTTGATTGATTAATCCTGATTTGTAATATAGTGGATTGTTTTTACATATTTCATTTAATTGATCCAACAATTCGGTTTCTATTCTAAACGATAATGGTTGTTTATTTGTTTTCATTTTTCACCTCCTTTGTTTTTTGTATATATAAATAATACATTGTATGACATTGTATATCAATACCTTTAAATAAAATGTTAAATAAAAAAAACAGTTTGTTTAATTCTTATGTGATGTTATATAGTTTAATTAATGAAAGATGTTTTAGAGGAACAAAAGCAAATAAAAACAACAGAACTCAGAGCTAACAAAGGGCAATTAGTTGAGCGTGGAATCCCTACTAATCCACGTAAAATAACCAAAGAGAAATTCAATCTATTATTGCAGTCATTGGATAAGGGTAACCTCACACAGATACGGCCATTGGATGTGATTGAGCATGAGGGCAAGTTCATTGTGTTGTCGGGCAACCAAAGACTCAGAGCATTAAAAGAATTAAAGATAAAGGAAGTGCCTTGTAATATCCTAAAGGATGACTTAGAGCCAGAGACCTATAGACAAATTGTGTTACAAGCGAACACTAACTATGGGGAGCATGATGATGATCTATTGGCTAATGAATGGGATGCGGTAGAATTGCATGAGTGGGGGTATGACTTGCCAGATTGGGAGCCTATAACACCAGAGGATGTGGAAAACCAAGAAGAGAAGTCTGTTTATCTCAAGGTTGAGGGGGAGCAAGTGTTGTTATTGTCTTTGGTTGATGAATTGACGGCCAAGGGATTAAAAGTGAGTGTTAAGTCATGAATTCAATTTGTTTTATAGTTCTTGTTGTTTTGTTTATTAATCTATTTATTAGTTTTTTTATTAAATATTATAAAATAAATTATTACCGAAAAAGATATACTAATAGGGAAATACAGGAATTTATTTTGAAATTTTGTCATGGATGTTTTTGCTTATCAACATACAAGCCTGACCCAGAAATGAGCTATAATGTTTACAGTAAAAGGCCAATGACTAAGGAACAATTACAAATATTGATTAATAAACTTTTAGATGACGGGATTATCGAAATGTTTATACATAATGGGCAAAAGAGTTATTGTATTATTTCAGATAGTAAGTCTGCATTTTTAAGGGGAGTTTACAAGTCATGGGAGTTTACAAGTCATGAACACAATTAAAATTAGTTATAATTATGATACCGATGAGACAAAGATTCAATTTAATGAAGAGTTTAATTCTTTGCCAGTGATACACCAATTAGATGCCATAAAAGATGGATTGTGTCTACTTGAGGAAAGATATAATACATTATTGCATAATTTTAATCAGCAATTATTGACGCGTGAAGAAGTAAATGAAGGTGCTGATATGAATGATATTGAGGTGAGGGATTAATGAGATTTTCTGATGATTGCTATAATTGCAGGGATTGTTTAGTAATCGATCACAAATCCTACAAAAGAAAACTATCTAAGTTAGTTTGTTCCCCTTTTCGTTTCATACAAAGACTTTTTGTTTGTGATCTTGAGCAAAGAGAAATCGAACTAAGTAATCAGATTCAAGAGCTTAATAAATTCAAACATGTTAATATTGATGCGATTAATAGAAACACCTTCAACAATTTAGGAAAATCAGTGGCAAGTATGAAAAACAGAATAAATAAACTGGTGGTTCCTGATGACTACACGGAAGAGTTTCAGTTTATATTTGATTTGAAACACGATTTAAATGAATTTGAAAAACATTGGAATCAAATTAAAAAATTACCAAAAGAAGTGGGTGATAACTAATGGCGTATAACACCGAAGAATTATATCAAATGGCTTTGAAAATTATCAAAGAACGTGAAGTTCGAACGATTGAAGGGGTTGTTGCACTTATGCCATGCGACAAAACAACTTTCTACAAGCATTTCCCGATTGATTCCAACGAACTCAACACCATTAAAAGAGAATTAAATAAAAAAAAGGTCGAGGGAAAAGAAAGATTAATACGTATGATGGGCTCAATTACACATGGTTCACCTGCTGAACGAATTTTTCTTTACAAGTTATGGGCGGACAAAGAAGAAAAAGAGGCCATATATGATACAAGCATCAAGGCAAAGATTGAAACACCTAGACATGAAATAACGTTAAATTTAATTAAAGATGATGAACAAAATTTAATTCAAGAAAAAAAAGAAAGTGAGGAAAAAAATGGGAATAACAACACAAAAACATATTAATATTATTGATGAGCTTAAAGAGAAAGCGATTAAAGATAAAGCAAAATTAAATGGGGCATTATTACCAGATGAGAAAGACAGATTTACCCTAGCCATTAATGGTTTGGAAGCAACTAAAAAGCGTATGCAGATTGATTTATTGGAACAAGAAAAGCAAAACGTAGAAAACGAATTGGATAAACTTAATGCTTAATACAGTTTTAAATGATCTCTGGAATAGTGTTGATCTACTAATTACGTTATTTATTTTTACGGTGGCGGTTGGTATAAATCTTCTTTTTGCTTTTCGTGTGATGTATTTAGTTAAGAAGAACGAAGACCCAATCAAAGTCTTTAAAAAATATGAGGATAACGGTACATTGCGTGATGTTCTTTTAAATCAAAAGGAATACGACGAGATTAATGGCATTTAAGCTCAGACTAAATACGCGGTATACGCTCAATGATGGGAATGAATACGTTTTAATTGGCACAACGGGCAATGAGACGGAAAGTAAAAATAAATGTGTAGTGCTTGTGGATGATGTTAACTGGAAGCGTAAAAAATTAAAAGTAGAGGATTTTTATAAACAAGTAAAATGAAAGCCTCACTAAACTATAACCAGTCAGTCATATTTAATACTGTTTTTAACGAAAATATGACAATGAAAAAAGACTGCCCTAGAGAGATCGCTTTCTGGGGTGGCTATGGTTCAGGCAAGAGCTGGGTAAGTATATTATTGGCCTATTATTTATGCCATTATCATGAAGGCGTACAATTATTGATGACAAGATACAGCTACAGGCAACTTAAAGATACGTGCATTGTACAGTTTTTAGATGCGTTCCCACCTGATGAATACGGTTATACCCATATGAAAGCCGATCATGAGTTTCATTTTGGGAATGGAAGTAAAATCATTTTTAGATCGTTCGATGACCCACGCAAGATTCTATCTAGTAGTTACGACGCTGTTATTATGTGTCAGGCCGAGGAACTAAAGGAAGAACACTTTTTGGGTGCGTTGGGGCGTATGAGAGGAACAGCATTACCAGTTAAATTGATATTTACTGAGGGCAATCCCCGATATGGATGGTGTAAAAAGCGTTATCATGATGATGACCCACCAGAGGATTGTTTATATATAAAAGCGACTACATACAGCAACAAAAAAAACTTGCCTAAAGACTACATTAAAAACATGGAAGAGAACTTCCCACCTAGCTATATACAACAGTTTTTAGAGGGTAATTGGGATTCTACACAGAATGCGGTTTATGACCAATTAATGAGCCACCATATTATACCTAGACAACAAATTCACGATCATTGGTATAAATGCATTGGGCTAGACCATGGCACACGTGTTGATACGAGTATCGTATTTATGGCTAAAGATGAGTCAGGGCGTATTTATATATATGATGAATGGCATAAACCACAACCAACAGTTAATGAGATTGTGCAAGCGTGTAACCGATATGGCCCAATGCCAATCATTGCCGATTACAGTATGAAGGTACAGGATCGTGACTATGGTTCTTGGTGGCGAGATTTACAATCACATGGTTTAAATCTCATTGAAGCCGTTAAAGAGAAGTCCGGGAATATCTTATTAGTTAATCAATTATTATTTCAAAACAAACTATTCTTTTTTGAAAATATTCCATACGTGATTGACCAGCATAAAAACTACATGTACGTGGATAAGTTACATGCTAACGATGACCAGTTCAAAGTTGTTAAAAAGAATGACCATTCATGTGATGCGGTTCAATATGCGGTTAGACATTTAAACAATGTTGAAGTTAAAAATCCAAGTGCTAAGTGGGCTATGATTAATGATGGGCCAACGTTAGATGACTATGTGAAGGAAAAGGTTTAAAAATGAATATTAAAGAATTTGACGATATAGTTCCCTATACAGGAATTATTGATGATTTAAACAAATGGAACGTTCATTATTCGTCTTATTATTTATCACTGGACGAAGAACTGGGCGTATGTACAAGTACTAGGCAAAAAGAATTTACTATCAACAATGAAATCTATAAAGAAGAATTTAAAAAAATGGAGCAACAAAAAATTAAAGAGTTAGTCCATGACATCTTGATAAATTTATACCTTAATTCATCAAATGAACCCCAAAATATAATAATAAAAAGGGTAATGCTTTTTTATTATAAAGATGAAGTAATCCCTGCCCTAACAGAAACCGAAGAAATAACATACACAATAACAGATTTAGACCTTAAAAATAAAAGATGCTTTCATATGCTTGTTGCTATGGATACCATAGAAAAGCTGTTTGATATAAACCCCCAAGATTATATATGTAAAGACAAAAAAATATTTGAGGTACGTAAGCAAATAAATGAAGATTTTCACAAAACATTTGATACCTTGCATATCAACGAGAGCATACTTGAACTTTATTTATATGAATTGACCATTTCGTTAGACAACGAAAATCAGGCAAAGCTATATAAATATTGTTCTTTCCGTTGTTGGTGGGTTTTGGCGAATAAAAAGGAGCTTTCTAAAATGTATATAAAAAAAGGGGGTAATAAAAATGCATAAAAACAAAAAAAAGAAACCAAAAAGATATTAAAAAAAGGAGTATAAAAAATGGATAATATAGAAATGGCAATAGGAACACTAGAAGCAAGAATGGCGAAGTCTTTAAAGGGTATAAATGATTCTATTGATGCACGAATTGCAACGTCAGTTAAAACTCAAATAGCTAATAGTATCGAGTTTCAAGTTAACAATCACCTTAAAGCAATTCAAAATATATCAGTTGATAAAGCATTAACTGTTGAACAGTTGACTCGATTATATCAAGATGTGTACCAAGCACTTCAAGACCTAAAATTAAACACCAATGGATATGGTTTATATGAACAAATGCAACAACTAAACAATGCTTTTCAATGCACACGAGGCGAATTGCAAACAGTATCAAACAATGTTGAAAAATTAATTAATAATAAATATATCGAAGCTGAAATAACAAAAGAACAACTAAAAGCATTGTATGATCAAACCAATACGAGCGGTGATGAATTAGCACGTCAGTTCAAAATGAGTGTAACAGAAGCGTATAACGTTTTGAATTGTAAACGTAAAGATTTAAAAATGAGAAATGAATTTAAATTGTATTTGGAAAAGAAATTACAAAAACAAAAGGAACTATTAAATGCCACTGTATAGTTTTAAGTGTCAGTCATGCGAACACATACAAGATAATTTTTTTTCACTAAATGACAAGAAAATAGTTAATTGTGAATCATGCCGAAGTACTAATATGAAGCAATATTTTGGTAGTCATAACGTATCAATTCATGGATTTACTGAATTTGACGACCCACGCGGTACAGGTGGCAAACTTACAATGAAACAGATTAAAGAAATTGAGAAGAAGCAGAAACTAGTATATGGGGGGCATGACGAACTTAAAAAAGAAGCAGATAAGAATCGTCAATACAACGAAAACAAAACCAAAAAAAAACTTGAGGGTATTATTGATAAAAGCGTAAATACACTACATCAAAAATATAATAGTTAGGAGGTGATCATGCCATTAGAATATAATAAAAGTAATAAAGCATTTAAAAAAAATGTTAAAACTGAAATAAAATCTGGTAAGCCAATTAAACAAGCGTTAGCCATAGCATACAGCATTAAAAAAAGAAAAAAGAAAAAATGATTAAAAATTTAGAAATTGTCAAATTTGACTTTTGTTTTTATACGATTGAAAATTATAACGTCTACATTTCTAACAATGAGCATATTTGCGAATTAATCGATGATATAGACGATTGGTTAGAATCGCATGATGAATTTGATACTTTCTGGATTAACATTAACTAACAAAAAGGAAAACGAGATGAAAATAACTGAATTTAATAAAATGGTATGTGAACGAGAAGGTGGGGAAGAAGAATTGACCATTGCACAAATTGCGGAAGTAATTAAAATAGCTAACGAGTTAACCAATGGGGTGCTTTATGGCGTTATTGAATTAATGCCTACGGAATGTAAAAAATGTTCAACATAATTGGTAATCTTGTAGGCTCAGTTGTTGGAACGGTTGGGGATGTTGTTAAAAAAGATCAACAAATCAAAGAAATAAAAGAAAAAGGTAAACTTGATATTCAACAAGCTAAAATTGATCTGAATGTTGCTAAACTAAAGGCACAAATTAAACAACAAGAAACACAAGCTGCCAACGATATGACGTATGATATGCAAGTACTCAAGAATAGGCGTGAATCGTTCATTGATGAGTTTATAATCTTAGGCTTTTTTATTATTATGATTCTAACGTTTATCCCAGCCACACAGGCAACAATGGCGCAAGGATGGAAAGCATTGAATGACACTGCATGGTGGTTTGAATTTGGAATTGTGGGCATACTTGTTTCAACACTTGGTTTAAAAGATGTGTTACGTATTTTTCTTGGTGGATCAATCGATAAGCTAAAAAAAAAACAGTAAATGACCAAAACGTAACAAATTCTAAAATAGTCACGACTAAAACGGAATCTAATGTAAACCAGTCGAATTCGACCCCTTTAGAATACGATCTTATCTTTGATGTTGTTGATACCTTTAATAAAACCAAACTTGGTAACTTATGCATCAATGACCAAAAATGGGAATGCATAAGCGGTAAATATGGAAATGGAGCATTGCCAAAGGGTATGTACAAAATTGAAGATTGCTACAAATTGGATCCGATTAAAGGTAAAACAGAGGCGTATACAGGTAGAGAATTTCCTTGGGTAGCTAGACTAACGCCACAATTTGAAACAAATCGCACAGGCTTATTAATTCATCCCGATGGCAATAAAGAGGGAACGAGAGGTTGTATTGGGATATCTAAAAAAGAAAATGATGTTGCAGTGTATGAATTAATCACAAATTTATTAAAAAGTAAAAAAGAATTGATACTATATGTTAATAAATAGTATAATTTAGATGAGTAATCATATTTTGGCCTACACCCTTTGTTTTTTTGTATATCTTTTAAATTAGTAGGCCAATCCCTAACTAATCTTTTTTATAGCGTTTTACGATGTTTTGCCCGATTTGTTTTAACCGTCTAACTGAATCGTAATTGCTTGGTATGGGAGCATCCCATCTTTTAAATTGCATTGCTGCTGGGGTTGGTCGTCCTTGCTTGTCTTTTAATGGTTGGCTTTGTTTTAAAATTTGTGTTGCTTTGCGTAATAGAAATTTACCACGTGTTAGCTTACGTGACGGACTAGCTTTACTAACATCCCTAACAGGACGAGCGACACTGCCACCGGTGCGGTTATACTCATCCATTTTCTTATTTGTACGCTTGTCATAGCGTTTATACTTCTCTTCCGCACTCAACATCACCCGATACTATTTATAAAATTAGGTACTTGTGGCATTTCAGGCATTGGTGGTGGGGGCATTGTTAGCCCTAAGCTGTCTGTTATCGTACTAATTGCCGATACTTGTTGCTCAATAGGTAATACACCAATTAATTCAATAATATCTTTTAAGCTCATATTTACATTTTTAATGTATGCGTTAAAATCTGGCTCAGGTATTGGCACTTGAGCTTGTTCGTCTTGCTCTTCTTTTATTTTATTGATGATTGCTCGGTAATTTGGATAATCCAACGTTTTCAAAATTAACTCTTTGACGTCTGGGTTATTGATATCCCCAAATATACCTTGTTGCGCTAATTGCATGGTCGTTGCAGCGATTGCCGATTGTGATTGTGGCAATGAACTTCCAGCAGTTATTTCAACTTCGTACTCACCCAGTGTTAAATCAGATTTAATGGTATCAATGGCCATTAATTCGTTTGTCATCATGTCACGATCATATATGTTTATTTCCATTTCACCCATTTCATTAGGCTCCATTGACGCAAATTGTGTTCCACTGGCCATGCGAATGATTCTTGGTTGATTGTAATATAATTGTATCAATACAACAGCTTTATTGCTTATATCGGTTAAGAAGTTTTTGAAATTACGTTGCATCTCACGAATAGATGACATTGGCGATTCAATCAAATCACGTACCATTTGACCACTGTTAACACCGGTTGGGCGTTCACCTGATAGCATAATCTCATTGATACGTGCAATCTTGTATGCATCTTGTTTCAAATCTTGTATATGCTGTCTCATAATTTGTATATCATTAGTCAACTTGTTGGTAACCAACATCGGTTGTGTCATTGGGTCACCAGGTTGGCTACCAATAATATCAAAATTGCCCTGGAAATGTCTTCGGTAGTTTTCGGGAACAATTAACATTGATTTGTATTTAACAATTAACTCTTGAAGTTTAGCATATGCATTGGTTAAACGTGCTTGTATTTGCATTAAATCCTCAACGTCACCTTGCCCCATTAGAGAATCACTTTGTGTTGGTGAGTAAGTAGCAAATGGGAAACCAAAAGGGTAATCGATTGGCCGATCTTCCAATATTTCCTCACCACTAAAAATGATTAAACGTCCATTTGGGTATTTAAACCTTTCTTCGGTTTTCATTTCCTGATCTTGCTCTGATTCGTCATCCAAAGGAACAAGCACCGTATCATCTTTTAAGTAACATTCCCAAAGTTCGATATTATGTTCAGTTCCAGAAGGCTTTAAACTACCTTCATTTAAATACATTTCACTACCGGTAGTTACACCGTTAGCAGTTACTTTACCAGCAACAACCTTGTTTGTAGGCTCTCCCATGTCGATAGTTGCCGATGGTGAGCTTAATTTATCAATCTTTTTTAGAATGTCAGGTTTATTTTTGTATTGGTTAATTAAATCAAAACGACTAATAACACGTTTAACAAATATATAGTTACAGTTTTCAATGTTTGTTGCAGTTGGTTCAGGGTAAAAATCTAATGGACTAACACGCTCTATCCTTATATCACCTAACCCATTATTAATTGACTGATTCCATATAACTTTGGCAATACCTACGCCATAGATTGAACCATCACGCATAACTTTTTGTGAGATGTTCGATAATTCCGAACTTCTTTTAATGTTTTCCCAACAATCATTCAAAATATCAGCGATTGATTCTAATTGCTTTAGATTATCAAAAGTCTGGTGTGATAGATTAGCAGGTTTGACGTTCGTCGTAATCATTGCATCCAAAGCGGTTGTAGCCTTAGTTTCAACGATTGGCTTTATAACATTATAGTATGCGTTGCCTTGCCCAGCACTTCCAAGCGTTGTATTTCCATCTCTATCAACGCCAGTAATAGGCTCAAACGAACCATCATAATAACGCTTATATTTTTTAAGCTGCTTGGTGTTATGCCCCGATTTTGCCTGAGACAATAAATTATTCAGGTATTTAATAAAGGGGTTATCCATGAACATATAATACAATCAGAATTTTATATGTTCATTATCTTTTTTTAAACATTCTGTTAATTTTATTTCACATTTTGTTAAAAAAAAGTAAATGCATTTTGTAAATTCGGAATATATGATTTCAGTATGGAATTAAGATATGGGCAAGCCATACAACTCAGAAAAGATATTGATTTAAGTTTCTATTGTGACGGCATATTACCAGCTGGCCAAATGGGATATCAAGAAACCCATTACAAAATTAAATTCGATCAAGCAACAATTATTTTACCACAAAGTTTAGTTTCTGAGCTTTTCGAAGAATATGAAATTACAAGCAGCGAAGGTGAGCAAGTTGTTGAGCAAGTTGAAGAATTAATTGAAGAAGTTAAGGAATATGTAGAACACGTTGAAGTTCAAAATGATTCTATTGTTGATTTAACTAAATTGAAAAAAGATGAATTAATTCAATTGGTTAAGACAGCTTTCCCTGATCGTGACTACAGCGGATTAAAAAAAGATGAATTAATTGAGATTCTGGAAGGGCCAACAGATGCATAAAGATAAAAAAGAAGGCATTATGATTGTTTTTGGTAATTCCAAACCAGAAAAAGACGAATATAAAGAAGATAAAAAAGAGTATAAAGAAAACAAAAACGAAAAGACTGAAAAAGAGTCAAAATTACAATATACTCTTGAAGATTTTGGCGGTTACACGCCCATGGAATTGGTTTCAAAATTAGAGGAAGCCAAGGACTCTATAGCTAAAGGTAGTACTAAAGAGGCAATTATGGCTCTTGATTCTTGTATTGTTCGGATAACGGGTAAGCAATTACCAGAAAACGACCCGGATAGTGCTATGAAGACAGACCCATTTTACGAACTCGATAAAATACTATCTTAAAAATATTTTAGGAGGAAACAATGGCAGACGACACCCAAGGCGAAGTCGCAACGGAACAAGTCCAACCAGAAGCCACCCAAGTAACATTTGGACAAGGCGAAAATACGGACACTCTAGGCGATGCGAATGGACAAGTTGAAAGCGAGTCTATAAATTCATGGGAAGGGGATAAGCGGTTTGAATCGCACTGGGGAAAAGACCCAAACAAAATGTATGAGTCTTTACGGTACGAAGAAAAACGGCGAGATGAATTTAATAATCAAGTTAATGATTATAAAAGGCAAGTTGAAGAACTTCAAAGATATAAAGACGACTATACGCAAATTGAAGAATTGCTCAATCATCCTCAAATTGGTCCAGATATAGAAAACGTCTTAAATAAATACAGTAACGGTGAACAAGAACAAGTACAGCCACAAACTAATGTTCAAGATGACAGATTAAATGAAATCTTGTCCTGGAAAGAACAGATTGAAAATCAAGCGTTGTCACATTACGAAACTCAACAGCAAAATGAGGCTTTTAACAAAATTGATAAGTTAGCTGAGCAATATGTCATTAATTACGACAAAGAGCAGTTTGCTAATTTTATGAATGAAGCACAAATCCCTAAGCATTTATGGTTTGATGCATTTAAAGCCCAAGCATTTGAGCAAGTAATGGCAAAGCATGGAACACAAGCAGCAGAACAAGCACTAAGCAAAGCACAAGCAACGCCGAGTGTTGTTACTGGTAGCAATAAAGTTCCAGTGGGGGCAAATCCTCCAAAAAGCATCGATGATTTTAAGGCGCAACTTGATTTTATTTTACCGGATTAAAAAAGGAGAATAAAAAATGGCTTTAACAGCAGCACAGCTAGACGAAGTACAAGCGGTCGCACATAATGCTTTTGATAAGATTATGCCCGATCAATTTTTAACATCAAGTGCCTTTGGTAGCATGATGTCTAAAAAACCAAATTTGGAATATGTATCTGGTGGATCTAAAATCCAGCAACCTGTACAAATTGCAGAAAACGCAGCTGATGGTTTCATCGACGGAAAGTTCGATGTATTGGATTTATCAGCTTCTCAACAATTAAGTTTTGCAGAATTTGATTTCAAATACCAAAACTACAACGTGTCTATCACTCTTGATGACATTACTAGAACTGGTGACACAGCTAATGCAATCAAATCACTTTTAGTGGAAAAGGTTAATTTAGCTGCTGGAACTGCGAAGCGTACCTATGCACAAGCATTGCATGGAAATGGTTCAGATTCTAACGGTAAAGCAATCAACGGACTTGCGGATGTAATGGCTGCCTCTGGAACTGCTTATGGTGGTATTACTAACACTGATTTAAACGATTCAACAACTTGGTTGACCGAAATTGATTCAGACACTAACACAATTAATTACGCTAATTTAAATAATTTAGTTGGTAAATTAATTGCTCGTGGGCAAGGTGCAGGTGATGCAACTGGTTCATACGCGCCAGATGTAATGATTTCTAACTCATTCGTACAAGATAAGTTTTTGGCTTCCCAACAGTCTCAGCAACGTTTCGCACGTGAAGACGACTTGAAAGCTGGATTTGCTGGATGCAAGTTTAGAAATATAGATTGGTACGTAGATGAATACAGCCCTGGTTCACAAGATGGTTCAACAGCTGACAATTTCTTATATGTACTGTCTAGCCCAACATTTGCTTTGAAATATAAGTATGGTTTTGAAGGAAAGAAAGCTCCTGTTGATTTTAACGGACGTATTCCTAACCAAGCAATCATCACTTCACAGCATTTCATGGCTTACAATCTAGTATGTAGAGCGCGACGTTACAACGGCGTATTTAAAAACTTAACAGCTTAATAATTTTTGAAAGGAGAAAACTAAATGTCTTATGTAAATTCAATCGATACTGATGATTTAACAAATCCCTCTAGCACACGTAAATATGAGCTAGGCGCACGATATGTTGATAATTCAGACACTAACGCAATTAAAAAAGAGTATGTGTACGTTAAAGCACATGGTGCATTGACTCAGTACCAGCCATACCAGTTATCAGCGGTTAACACTGCTGGAGCTGAGGTATCAACAAAAGCCCCTGCAACTACTGCAAGTGGTGCTACTGTTGTTGCGCCTCAAGTTGCTGTTACTTCTGGTTATTATGCATGGGTTGCTTACAAAGGTATCGTAACTGTATTGACTACTGATACATTTGCAGCCGGTGACTATGCCGAAGTATTGAACGCAGGAACTGGTCTTAAATTAGATGGTGGGGTTTCTGGTTCAACTGCCGAAGGTGCAGGTTCCGTTGGAATCGCAACTACTGCTACAAGCGGTGGTTCAGCATCATTCGTATTGTCAGGAAACGTAGTAGCTGTCGCAGCTTCTTAATGGGTTTTAGGGTGGTGGCCAAGTGCCACCTCCCATACATAAAGTTATGCCAAGTTATAACGTTTTAGATGGAAATGAAGGTTTTAAAAGATTCAAGGTTAATGGGAGTGGAACAAATGATGATCCATATATACCAGTCATGAGTGTTAAAGTTGACCCTGATGTAACCAGCGTCACAGGTTGGAGTACGCCATTATCAGACGCGAATGTACCAAGTGAAAAACTTGTAAAAGAAACTATTGATAATCAAGAAATTACAGCAGCAAGTTTTAATACTACTAATGGAGTTTTAACGCTCACTAAAACAGATGGAAATATTATTGTTGACCTAGATGGTCGATATTTAACGACTATCACGTCAATAGATGCAGATGTTGTAACCGTTTCTAATTTGGAAATTGATAATTTTAAATCGAGTGCTATTGTTACTGAATCTGAGGGCATTTCTAATAACGATAACGATACAACAATTCCAACAAGTGCAGCGGTTAAAGACTATGTAGATAATACAGTTATCCCCGATACTAATACTTATGTAACAAGTGCTAGTTTTAATACAAGTGATGGGGTATTAACACTAACATTAAATGATGCGTCAACCGTCACAGTCGATTTAGACGGGCGATTTTTGCAAAATATCGTTGAAGACACTGCGCCACAATTAGGTGCAGATTTAGATTTAAACTCGAATAATATTACAGGTACAGGCGATATTGATATAACGGGCGAAATTACAGCTACTACACTTATAGGCAATATGCGTGGGGCAACAATATTTAAAGCCAAGGCAGGGGAAGCCTTAACCAAGGGTGACCCAGTGTATATATCAGGTGATGATCTTACAGGGAATCAGCCCGTTGTATCCATTGCCGATTCTGACGACGTAAATAAAATGCCTTGTTTTGGATTGGCTGCAGAAACAGTTAATGCAAATGCAAATGTTAATGTGGTCACGTTTGGAACACTTAGTGGGCTAGATACGTCATCGTATAGCCAAGGAGATATTTTATATATATCAACAACTGGTACATTAACAGCAACTAAACCTACTGGGGAATCATCACTTATACAAAATATTGGCAAGGTTATGAGAAGTCATGCCAGTGTAGGAAGTATTAAAGTCGGTGGTGCTGGACGTACCAATGATGTTCCTAATTTGAACGACGGAAATGTATTTATTGGGAATTCGAGTAATCAATCACAGACTAGGGCTTTAACCCTTGATGATGTAGCTGAGACAGTTGACAAAAAAATATTTACAGCTACGGAACAAACAAAGTTATCAGGCATTGAGGACAATGCTACAGCAGACCAAACAGCAAGTGAAATAAAAACAGCTTATGAGTCTAATACTAATACAAATGCATTTACAGATTCAGAAAAAACAAAGCTTACTGGCATAGCAACAGGCGCAGAAGTCAATGTGCAGGCAAATTGGACTGAAACTGACTCAGGATCAGATGCTTATATACAAAATAAGCCTACAACTATAACGAGTGCAGAACAAACTAAGCTTGGCCATATAACAGTCAGTCAGGCAGTAGACCTAGACACGATGGAATCTGACATTACGACTAACAATGCAAAAGTCACTAATGCAACTCACACGGGTGATGTTACAGGATCAGAAGCACTAACAATAGCAAATGAGGCTGTTACTAATGCTAAAATGGCACACGTTGCTACTGGAACTGTTAAAGGTCGAACAAGTGCATTGTCTGGTGATGTAGAAGACTTGGACATTGATACAACATTTAAAACCGCATTAAATTTAAGCAAAACAGATGTTGGTTTGGGAAATGTAAGTAATATAGATACAACAAACGCAAGTAACATATCAAGTGGTACACTTGCCGAAGCAAGATTGCCAAGTAATATTGACGCAACAAAAATTGCGGATGGTACAATATCAAATACAGAGTTTCAATATTTAGATGGAGTCACTAGTAACATTCAAACCCAAATAAATAACGTGAGTAGTGGTGGTATAACAAGTGTAGAAGCAGACACAACACCAGTTTTAGGCGGTAACTTAGATGCGAACGACAAAAAAATAGAAGCAGTAGATTTATTAAATTTAAGAAGCGCGCCTTCTAATAGTTTAACAAATATAGGTGATATTAATTATAATACTTCTTACGATACTTTAGAGCTTAAAAATGATATTGGTGAAATACTAATAGGTCAGACCACTGAAATACATGTAACTAATCAAACAGGAGGGGCTTTATCTAATGGGATCGCAGTTTATAAATCTGGAATAGTAAGTGGTAAAATATCAATAGGTTACATGTTAGCCAATGGCACTATAGCAGCTAAAGATTATTTAGGTATTACAACTGAATCTATTGGTAAATCAGGAGACGGAAAAGTTATAAGATTTGGGAGGTTAGATAATTTTGATACTAGTAGTTATTCTGTAAATGATACTTTATATTTAAGTGCTAGCAGTTATGGTGGGTTTACAACTACACAGCCAACAGGCTCAAATGTAGCTATAGCTACTGCTACAGTTTTGACTAGCTCAACTAGTGGCTCTATTTGGGTAAATGCTAATAATATAGACTTAAATGCTAGTGGCTCTAGTCTTACAGTTGATACAACGCTAAGTACAACCTCAACTAACCCAGTAGAAAATCAAGCTGTCACTAATGAAATAAACACAAAGCAAGACACGATAACTGGAACTACAGATATTACTTTAAATGAGCTTACTACAAATGGCGATATTACGGTAAAGGAAGATCAAGACATGTCAATTGTCTTGGGTAGGCTAAGAATAGATTCAAGATTTTCTGATACATGGAACTTGAGCCATTACGACTTGCCAAGTACATCACAATATCAATTTAGTGGAAATTTAAATACTTTGTTTTTAAATGGCGCATTATATGTCAGGTTGCAAGCTGGGGGAAACACTATCGCAAGTGTGATCGATGACGGTATAGAGTTTGAATCTGGTAATCGCTACTATATGAGAAATAATGCAAATCTTTTTCATGGTCTTAACACAGACGATCAAACACCAGGCACTACAGCAACTTCTTATTTTGCAGTTTTTGGATCTAGACCCGTAAGTAATACAGATATATATAGTTATAGCACCCCGTCCTCTTCGACTAATACAGGTATTCGATTATTGAAGGCAGGAAAATATAAAGTTTCATACACGCTCAATTGGGCTAACATTAGCTATAATAACAGGTTGAATTTTTTCAGCAGATTGGTAAAACACTCAAGCGCAATTACGCCAACTGAAACAGAATTTCCCGGCACAAGAAGCTTTGGTTACGCAAGAGATGACAATTTTGCTAAATACGCAACAACAACATGTGTAACCGTAATTGATGTTTCGGCTAATGAATACATAAAATGTAAAACTACAGTTTCTAAAAATGATAGTACTTTCGATGACAATTTCAACGGCGTTCAATATCACAGAAACAGTTCAATTGTTATTGAGTATTTAGGTAGTATTTAAAAAAAAAGGAGTATAAAAAAAAATGAGTTTAGAAGAAAATAAAAGCAACGTGGAATTGAAAGAATTGTATGCCAATGTACTCGAGGCTGGGAATGATTATGATAATCTACCCGACACTTATAGCAAGATAACTGCAGCAACAAAATTAAAGTTAAAAAATAAAATTGAAACCTTAAAGAAAAATAATCAATACGAATCACAATCAACCGATGAAGAAAAAGCAAAAATAGATGCTTGGTATCAATCTTCAATTTCATAAAATTAATGTTAGTTAGTGACGTTATAGATAGAATAAATACAGCAATAAGCGACGAAGACAGCACAAAAGCGACCAGTAGCTTATTCAGCAATAAAAGAAAAGTTAGCCAACTTAAAAATGCCTTGGATGTATACGCAAGTACCACAAAAGGAATAGAGGATATATTCAGTACGCCTGTTAATACGTCAAGCCGAGTAGTTACAGGCCCAACAGATGCCATAAGATCAGAGGCGTACAGGTTAGCGTATATATGGCGTGATGGGCGTAAAAATGCAATGAGCTTTAAAGATTTGAATTACGTAACAACTGAATTCCCCTATAACACTTACCCAGGGATTCCACGATTTTTTAATGTTTGGAATAATGAAATAACTATTTACCCAGATAACAACAATTCAGCACAGACAACCACGCTTAACGGTGCAATTAGTGACAGTGATACAACAATTACAGTGGCCTCAACAAGTAGTTTTCCTGATTTAAATGGGCGCATAACAATAAATAATGAAAAAATACGCTATACAGCTAAGACGTCAACAACATTTACCGGATGTACTAGAGGCATTGAAGGAACAACAGCGACAGAGCATAGTGATGCCGATACAGTAACTCATAATAACTTTGTTTTACATTACAGAAAAAAGCATTTTGAGATTAGTGTTGATGCTAATGACACCATATCACCTACTGATTTAGCTAAAGAAATGGAAATTCCAGACGAACATATTGAGCCTATAATTGATTTAGTGGCTTACAGGCTTTTAATATTAATTGATGACTATAATAGAGCAGATAGATACAAAATTGATGCATCAGCTTTTTATAGACAAGCTAAAAATGACATTGAAGCCGGTTATGGCGATGTAATGAAAGCCGGTATGATTGGACAACCGTATGATTGGGAAGTTAATAATATAGGGAGTACAATTTGAGCTTTGTTGTAGAATCGTATCAATCTAAAGGGCTACGGGATGATAAAGGACGAAAGTTCGTATCACCGGATTATTTTTACAATATTGAAAATATGAACTATGACAACATCATAGGATGTCAAAGAATAAAAGCCCCTAGTGTTGAATATAACGTAGGAAGCAATCAAATTGATGGTGGTTATGATTTTAGATACATTGATTCAGTAGGACAATTTCAAAGTGAAAAAATAATTGTTCAAGGCGGTTCAATCATTAAAGACTTTTTAACTAGCCCTACTACGATTTATACAGGTTTAACAGCAGGTAAAAAATGCACGTTCGGAATACTAAACGATAAATTATTTATCTCAAATGGCTTTGATTATCCATTGGTTTATGATGGTACTTATGTTAAGGAAATGGGCGCACCAACAGCCAAAGACTTGCTTGTCGCAGGTGGATTAACAGGAGCTTACTATTATGCGATGACATATGTTATTGATGGTGTCGAAATTATACTTGGAACTAAGTCAAATACAATTACCGTATCAAGTAAAAGCATTGAGCTTGATTTACCGGTAGGGATTGCAACATGCACAGCACGTAAAATATACCGTACAGAGGCAGGGGGTAGCACATTAAAGCTACTAACAACAATTAACGATAACACCACTACAAGTTATCAAGACAATACAGCCGATGGATCACTTGGTGCAAATATACCGAGTACGAACAGTTCATGTCCAACACCACAGTTTATAACGGTAAAAGATGAAAAAATAATAGGTGCAGTAAATGCAAATAGACCTAATTACTTGTATGTAACAGAATTTGAGGTAGAAGTTTTTTTTAATACGTCAGGCGTTTATGACGTGTCGGGGGTAGGGAACGATAATTCCCCATTAACTGGATTAATAGAAGATTATAATCAGATCGTTGTTTTTTCAGAAAACCATATATATTTAGCGGACACGTCAGGGTTAACAACAAGTGTAAAACAAACAACGTCAAACGTTGGATGCATTGACGGATTTAGTATTGCTAGAATACCAGAAAATGACATATTACAAGGTGGAATTATGTTTGTTTCTAATTTATACGATGTTCGTATTTTTAGCGGTAATATTGCCACCAACTTAGCAACAAGTTTTGATAACTTAACAACAAATAATTTTTCTAGCGCAATAAATAAAGATAGTTTAAAAAATCAGTTAAAAGATAACCGATTAGAAGCAGCATTTTTTGATTATAAATATCATTTGATTGCTGAAACATTTATGTATGTTTACGATATACGTATTTCAGGATGGACGAAGTATTTTATTAAAACAACAAGTTACACCCCTATTTATTGGCGGTTTTTTCAGATCGACCAAACGTTGTATATTACCCAAAAAAATGCAGGTATTGTGGAGCAAATGTACAATGCTTTGAATTATCGTGGGGAAGAATTAACAGCGTTTTTTGAAACGCCTGAAATAGCGGTGGGAACAGAACAAAAATTCTATAAAAATTTATATGTGTATTATGACAAGTCAGGAAGTAATACTTTAACAGCAACTGCAACAATAGACAGCACAAAAACAGTAACTGCCACCATCACTTATGATGGAGCGTATTATGACTTTGATTATTTCGATGAAGATTATTTTGAGACGACAGAAGACGAAGAAGATTACAAAGTGGTATACATAAATAAATACGCAAATTGGATGCGTTTTAAAATAAGCACACAAACACAAGCCATTATTAAAGGATGGAAATTGGAAGGGCGTATAATTCAATGAATGTGGAGTATGTAACTAATAATGATATTGCTGAAATTGTTAGCTTCGGTGAACAATGTTTTAGAAATATGAAACTCGATACATTAGGATTAAATTATTGTAAAAAAAGCCATACTCAAAACATGAAAAGGTATATTAATACAGATACTTATGTAACTATTAAATGCATGAAAGATCAGTCTATCATTGGTTTTTTAGCAGCTTACGCATCACCACAGAT